ACTCGAGATTTACTTAGTCCCTGCTTAGTCCCTTGAAACTCTAGCTTAGTCCCTGCTTAGTCCCGAGTGTTCATCTGTGCAACAAGTGTTGTATTTATACCACATTAGTCGTTGGGGAGGGGATACCCCAAGTCACTCAAGAATATTAATATTAAGGCTCATAGGCAAATCAGAGAGGATTTCGGGTTTTATTACTGTTTACTAGAGTATTTCTAGAAATCAGGAGGTGCGGGGAGGGACTTTAGTGACTATTTAAGATTATGCTATTGACAATCATCGAAAAGTATGCTATAATATTACTATAGATAAATATTTATTAATATCTAAACTTCACCTAAAAGGCTTCTCTTAGAAACAACCTTTATTATCATTCTAAATATACCTCTTTAGCTGAAACTATAGTATAACTAAGGAGCAAGGATGTCTTCAAAGAACAANGGTTCACCAAATNTATACAAGGGTATGAAGTCTTTAAACCCTAACGGCAGACCAAAGGGAAGTGTTAATAAATTTACAGCCTTGAGCAGAGAGTTAATGTCTGCTAAAGGTCCAGAAATTGTACAAAGAGTTATTGATTTGGCTCTCGAAGGTGACAGGACTTGTCTAAAGATGTGTATGGACAGGATATTACCTACAACTAAAGCAGTAGAGCTAAGGTCTCAAGAAGGCAAAGGTAATGTTATAATTAATGTTGGCGGACTTTCAGAGAAAATAATTGAAGCTGATAATAATAAACCTTTAGATTATGAAGAAGGTGTAATAATATCAGAAGAGTCAATAGACGAAACAATTGTTAAAATAGCTAGTAATGAGTAATGAATTAGATGTAAGTCTACATCCAGCTCAATTAGAAATATTTAATAGTAAAGCAAGATTTAAAGTAGTAAGTGCGGGTAGACGCTTTGGTAAATCTAGGCTGGCAGCTTGGATACTAATTATTAAAGCCCTACAGTCGGACAGTAAGGATGTCTTTTATATAGGTCCTACGTTCCAACAGTCTAAAGATATTATGTGGAATATGCTGAAGGAATTACTTCAGGGCACAGACTTAATAGAGACTACTCACGAGAATACAGCTACTATGACACTAGTCAACGGTAGAAAAATTAGTTTGAAGGGAAGTGATAGACCAGATACTTTAAGAGGCGTAGGCTTATCTTATGTTGTACTAGATGAGTATGCCAGTATGAAAGTAGAAGTGTGGGAACAGATTATTAGACCTACGCTTGCCGATGTAAAAGGTGGTGCTCTGTTTATAGGCACACCCGCCGGTAAGAATCACTTTTACGAAATCTGGAAAGAAGCGGACGATGTAAAGAATAAAGATTGGGAAGCCTTTCAATATAACTCTACAGACAATCCGATACTAGACCCTGAAGAGATTGCGGTAGCTAAAGAGACTATGAGCACCCAAGCCTTCAGACAAGAGTTTGAGGCAAGTTTTGTCTCCTTTACAGGTGGTATATTTAAAGAGGAATGGATTAAGTATGACTCAGAAGAACCAAGTGACGGAAATTTCGTTATATCAGTCGACCCTGCAGGATTTGAAAAAGTTGAAAAAGAACGTGGTCTTAAAGGTAGTAAACTTGACGAAACAGCTATATCCATTGTTAAAATCAACAGCGATGAATGGTGGGTTAAAGATATACTCCACGGTAGATGGAATATTAAAGAAACTGCTACTAAGATATTACAGGCTGCAATTGAAAATCAAGCAACGATTGTAGGCATAGAATCAGGAGCGTTAAAGAACGCTATTCTGCCATACTTAGAAGATGAGATGCGAGCAGAAAATAGATGGGTAGTAATAACAGATGTAACCCACGGTGGTAAAAAGAAAGCAGATAGAATTACTTGGGCTCTCCAAGGTAGAATGGAACACGGTAAGATTTCATTTAACAAAGGAGCTTGGAATAAAAGTTTTGAATCACAGTTATTAGAGTTTCCAACAAAAGGAACTCACGATGATATGGTCGATAGTTTAGCTTATATAGACCAAGTAAGTGTTGCAGACTTTATGCACACTATAGAAATAGATGAAGATTGGATACCAGAAGATGAAATTGCAGGATATTAAAGGACATTAAATGGCAGATATTAACGATTACGAATCAGAAGACGAATACCAAGCTCTATCTAGCTGGTTATCCGGTAGACTAACTGATTGGAGAAATCACAGAGATAATAACCATCTTAAAAAATGGGATGAATACTATCGTTTATGGCGTGGTCAATGGACATCAGAAGACCAGACTAGACAATCAGAAAAATCAAGAATTATTACTCCTGCTTTACAACAAGCAGTTGAATCATCGGTTGCTGAACTAGAAGAGGCAACTTTTGGTCGTGGTAAGTGGTTTGACATCCAAGATGACGCTTTAGACCAAGATAAATCTGACGTAGAATATGTTCGTAAAATATTACAAGAAGATTTAGAAGAGACTGGCTGTAAAGACGCTATATGTGAAGTATTTTTAAACGGTGCTGTCTATGGTACAGGCATAGCTAAGATTATTACTGAAGAAACTGTTAAAAGACGACCAGTAGAAACACCAGTAGAAGGAACTCTTACTACTGCAAGACAAATAGAAGAGTATATTTCTGTTGATGTACGCTTAGAAGCTATATCTCCAAAAGAATTTATTGTAGACCCAAGTGCTCTTACTATTAATGAGTCATTAGGTGTCGCCCACGAAGTTTTAAAGCCACGTTATATTATATCTGAAGGAATGGAAGGTGGTTTATATAGAAATTTAGAGATAGGTCAAAGCTATGACTCAGGTCAACTAGGTTATGACCCTGAATATGTACAAAATGATGCGTCAGACCAAATAAAAATTACAGAGTATTGGGGTAAAGTACCTATAAAATTTCTTAATCCTGAAGTAAATGAAGATGATTTTAATTATGATGAAGATGAATTAGTAGAAGCAGTTGTTACATTAGCTAATGATGAATATGTACTAAGAGCAGAAGAAAATCCATTTATGATGGTAGATAGACCTTTTATTAGCTATCAACACGACATAGTACCAAACAAATTTTGGGGTAGAGGGGTTTGTGAGAAGGGCTTTAATCCACAAAAAGCATTAGATGCAGAAATGAGAGCAAGAATTGACTCTTTAGCACTTACTACTACACCTATGATAGCCGCAGACGCTACTAGACTACCAAGAGGAATCAAACTTGAGGTTAGACCGGGTAAAACTATTCTTACTAATGGCGACCCTAGACAAGCACTTATGCCTCTTACACTAGGTTCAACAGACCAAAACACATATAACCAAGTTGCATCATTACAAAATATGATTCAAATGGGTACTGGCTCTGCTGACACAGGTTCTCCAGATAGAGCTACTTCAAGTGGTATGTCAATGATACAATCTGCAAGCATTAAGAGACAAAAACGTACTCTAATGAACTTTCAAAATACATTTCTTATACCTATGGTTAATAAGTGTATGTGGAGAAAAATACAGTTTGACGTACAAAGATATCCTGTTACAGATTATAAGTATGTTCCATACTCTACTATGGGTATTATGGCTAAAGAGCTAGAAATGCAACAGATGGTTCAAATGCTCCAGTCAATTCCGAAAGATTCCCCTGCTTTCAATGTCTTGTTATTAGCTGTCTTTCAGAACTCTAGTATCCATAATAGAGACCAAGTTGTGCAAGCTCTTATGCAAAGTTTTGAGCCTAATGAAGAAGAACAACAAATGCAGCAAGCTCATATGGATTTAGAAATGAGACAATTAGAAGCTGACATACAAAAAACAACAGCAGAAGCACAAGAAGAACAAGCTAGAGCACAAAAACATTTATCTGATGCAAGTTCTTCACAGCCTCAGAATGAACTAGATATACAAGAAAGAATTATGTCTTTACAAAAGAAAATGATGGAGCTAGAAAAAATGAAAGCTGATATACAAAAGCAGCAATCAGAAACAGCTAGGAACGTACCTGAAGTAGAGCATCTTAAATCGGAGACAGCCTTAAATTATGCCAACGCACTTAAAGCATCAGACAGACGAACAAACGACTAAAGAATATTATAAAGCTAGACAAGATTTAGTAGAACAAGATGGATGGATAGACTTAATTGAAGAATTAAAAAATCTTAAAGAAATCTATAATAAATTAGACTCAATAGAGTCTGAAAAAGACCTTTGGTTTGCCAAGGGTCAGGTGTCAATTTTAAGGCAAATGATTGCTTTAGAAGAGGCAACTAAAATAGCGGTGGAAGAACTAAACATATAGCCCCACCATTTTAATAACTTCATAACCCTAAAGGGCGGAGAGTAATAATATGAGTAATATAGTAGCAGACTTGGATTTGCAAGAATCTCAGGTAGAAGAAAACGCAGAAATTTCTAATGTAGATGATAATACGATAACAGACAGTACAGAAGATGTAATTAGTGATATTACACAGGCGGTAGAAAAAGAAGTACAAGCCGAAGCTGAAATAGAACCTAGTATACCTTCTAAGTTTGCCAATAAAACTACAGAAGAAATAATTGATAGTTACACTAATCTTGAAAAGGAACTTGGACGTAAAGCCCAAGAAGTTGGAGAGCTAAGAAAATTATCAGATAGTTTTTTACAAGCTGAGGTAGCAAGGAAGAATAATCCGCAAGATAACACTCCATTAGAAACTAAAGATAATGACGATACTGATTTTTTTGATGACCCTAATAAGGCTGTTAATAAAATGATTGAGAATCACCCTAAGTTTCAACAGTTTCAACAGTTCCAAGCTCAACAAGCACAAGCCGGAGCAAAAGCACAGTTGGAGCAAAAACATCCTGATTTTAGTGATGTCGTACAAGACAAAGCGTTTCAGGATTGGGTACAAGATAGCCCGATTCGTATGCAGATGTTTCAAGCAGCCGATTCTTATAATTTTGATGCAGCTAACGAGTTATTGTCTAACTGGAAAGATAGGTCAATGATAAGTAAGACTCAAGAAGTTAAACAGCAAGCAGAAACTAATAGGAAAGACGCTCTTAAAGCAGCAAGCACGGAATCAAGGTCATCTTCAAGCTCAAACGCAGGAGGAAAGACATATAGAAGAGCTGACCTCGTACGTTTAAAAATGGAAGACCCTAGTCGTTATGAAGCATTAGAAGATGATATCTTTGCTGCTTATGCCGATGGTAGGGTTGTTTAATAAAACGCTAATATAACTTATAGGAGTTAATTAAAATGGCAAATATGACAGTTACGACTGCAGCCAAGTTTATTCCAAAACTATGGAGTGACGAGGTACTAGCAACGTATAAAGCAAACTTAGTGGCGGCTAATCTAGTCCGCAACTTAAACCACGTAGGAAAAAAAGGTGACACTATTCATATCCCAACACCGGGACGTAATGCTGCAAGTGCAAAAGTTAAAAACACAGCAGTTACGCTTGTAGTAGATACTGCGGTACACACAGATATCGTTATCAACAAGCATTTTGAATGGTCAACACAAATTGAAGATATTGCAGAACTACAAGCATTAAATTCAATGAGACGTTTCTACACCGATGACGCAGGCTATGCACTAGCAAAAAATATTGATGGTGCATTAGTTACTGACCTAGATGGTGCAGCAGCACTAACTGGTGGTAATGCGGTAATTGCAAGTGTAACAAATTGGGATGCTTCAATCCTAATTGCTCTTGAAAATCTTAACGACAATAACGTTCCTTTAAATGACCGTTCTTTAGTTGTTACTCCATCGTGTATGACTGCACTAATGGGTGAAGAGAGATTTACTGAGCAAGCGTTTATTGGTAACGGCAACGCAATTAAGACTGGTAAAATTGGTATGATTTACGGAGTAGATGTTTATATGTCTACACAAGTAGGTACTGGTAATACTGAAAAAGCATTCTTGTTCCAAAAAGATGCTTTGGTACTAGCTACACAACAAAACATCCGTACACAGACTCAGTATGTACAATCTCAACTTGCAGATTTGTTTACAGCTGATACTGTTTATGGTACTAAAGTTGTTCGTCCGGGTTCTATTCAAGAACTTAGTTCGTAAGTTTAACCACGGAGCTCTCCTTGTAAGAGGAGAGTTTCATATTAAACTTAGGAGAGTTTTATGAAAAAGAGTAGAAAGAGAAGAATTTACCCAACTAGAAGGCAGAAATTATATCTTGCTGTATTACGTATTAGACAAAGGATTACATAATGGCTATTGATAGAGGACACGGAATTGCAACATCATCGGTATTGGCTGACGCTTTTGACGTTGATACTCTAGTAGCACAATCTAAGGCAGCATTAGCTGGCTCAGAAACTGCAGAAACTAACGCTAAAGCATCAGAAACAGCAGCGTCTACAAGTGCTACTGCAGCAGCTACAAGTGCTACTGCTTCGGCTTCAAGTGCAACTGCTTCAGCAGCAAGTGCCGCTAGTATAACAGGAGATGCAGCCGCAGCCGCTGCAAGTGCTACAGCAGCAGCTACTTCAGCTACAGCAGCCGCTACCTCTAAAACGGGTGCAGATACAGCTAAAACAGCAGCAGAAACTGCTAAAACTGCAGCTGAAACAGCAGAAACAAGTGCAGAAACAGCAGAAGCAGCAGCTTTAGTATCTAAAAATGCAGCAGCAACAAGTGCTAGTAGTGCATCAAGTTCAGCTTCTACGGCGACTACACAAGCAACTACAGCAACTACTAAAGCCTCAGAAGCAGCAGCTAGTGCGGCGAGTATAACAGGAGATGCGGCAGCAGCAGCCACTAGTGCTACTGCAGCAGCAGCTAGTGCTACTACTGCTAGTACCAAAGCTAGTGAAGCTAGTACCTCAGCAGCAACAGCAACAACTAAAGCTAGTCAAGCAGCTACATCAGCTACGGCTTCAGCAGCTAGTGCTACAGCAGCAGCAGCAACTAAAGATTCAATAGATGAATTTTATCTTGGAGCTAAAAGCTCTGACCCTTCAGTAGACAATAATGGTAATGCCGTTACAGCTGGTGATTGGTATTTTAGAACTAGTGATAATACAACAAGAATATATAGTGGTAGTGCTTGGCAAGCCACAGTAGTAGCTACAGATTCTTTCTTGTCTAGGTCTGGTGGAGAGATGACTGGCAATATAACTATGGCTGGCTCACAGACTGTAGATGGCGTAGATATTTCAACTCTAGCTAACACTAGCGGAACTAACACAGGCGACCAAACAATAGCATTAACAGGAGATGTTACTGGTAACGGTACTGGTTCATTTGCTACAACAATTGCTAATGATGCAGTAACAGTTGCTAAATTAAATTTAATATCTACAGGTAGTGTACCTTCATTAGAAGCAAAAGGAACATCTGGAGTTACAGATGGTTACATACAATTAAACTGTGCAGAAAACTCACACGGAATTAAACTTAAATCACCACCTCATTCAGCAGGTGCAAGTTATACATTAACATTTCCTAATGATGATGGTGATGCTAACCAATATTTAAAAACTAACGGTTCTGGTGTTTTAGACTGGGATACTGTAGACGCATTACCAACACAAACAAACAATAGTGGAAAATTCCTTACAACAAATGGTAGTGCAGCGTCTTGGGCAGTATTAGACACAGATGCAAATACTACAACTAAAGGCTTATATGAAATGGCTAACACTATAGCAGCTAACTATAGCATAGCAAGTGGCAACAACGCTATGACTGCTGGTCCAATTACAATCAATTCAGGGGTATCAGTCACAGTACCTACTGGTTCAACTTGGGTGGTAGCATAATGGCAAAAGTAAAGATACAAGGACACGCATCAGG